TAGTTCCTGTTGTAACGATTGAGCTAGAACCAGCTACTGGAGAAAAATAAGTTTTCATGGTATCCATTCCAACTTTCTTTAAAGTTCCAGCATCTGAATATAGTAATTCATCTGCATCTGCTAAACCTGATGAAATTTCAGTTTGTCCTGAAATAACATTATCATTTAACATACTGCCTTCTACAGCATCTGCTTGTATGGTTGCAGCACCATTGGTTGCTATAGCTATATCGCCTGATATAACTACAGGGTTAAAATTCGTTCCATCGGCTATTAATGCAGCACCACTTGTATTTGTTCCCATAAACAGATCATCGCCTGTTATGGTTAAATCTCCCCCAATGGTTGCATTGCCTGTTGTTGTTAAAGTGCTTGAAGATGTAATACTTGCTGCTGTAACTGCTGGTAAATTAGCTGCCACATTAGCTAAAGTAACTCCAAAGTTAGAGCCACTATATGCTATTGCAAATATAGAAGCACTGTTAGGGCTTGTTGTCGTTGTTAATTCTGATAATTTTTTAGTTGCCATTTATTGTATAGTCCAGGTTGTTGTAGCTACTGCTGGTACATCTTGCCAATCATCAGGTGCTATTACTATAGCTCCTTCTTGTTGTAACAAACCACCATCTTCAGTTGCAAGTACATATATGTTATCTTCTGTTTCAAAATATCCTTGAGAAGTATTTTGAATAATGCTCCATGTTGTAGAATCTGTAGAAACTATAGCCCATGTAGTCATTAATATAACCCATAATCAATTCTTGTTACAGGTGCTGTGCCTGAATGTCTATCTCTTTCGTTAGATTCTATTATATCTTGTTTTGCTCTATCGTAATAAGATTGCCACACTGGTATTCTTTTATCGTTTTGCAAATAAGGTTCTGCTTCAACTAATGCTCCATATAAATAAACATCAGGGTGATGTGTTAGCATATCGTTAGTTGTATTTGAATCTGACAAAGCTGCAAATGTTTTATAATAACTTATTTCTATTTCATAAACACCATCAGGCAAAGGTCTTAGCTGTATAGTGTTGCCTTTAATTGAATAGGCTTTAGGTTTACCTGTACTGCTTCCAGCTTGTAATCTATCCATTATTTCAGGAGTTAAATATACTAGTGCTGTTTTAGGATCAGAGTTTAATTTAATATTACGCATAGCCACATAATCATCAGGTAAAGTGTAATACTCTGTGCCTGATATTGTGTTAGCTGTAACCCTAGTTTCCATTCTTCTAATTTTAAAATCTCTTTTATGCCTTGTTTCAGCTAAAGTAATGAAATCAGGAATAACATCTGTTAAATCACTTCTATCTAGCCAATTAGCTACTGCTGTTTTTAATTCTGAATATGTTGATATTGCCATTAAATTATCCTAGATGTTGTTTTTAAATATCTGTAGTCAGGACTATTTAACAATTTCCTAACTGCTTCTTTGTGGTCTTTGTTGTATAAATCCACACCAAATTTGTTTTTCCACTCATAGTAGATGCCAACAGGAATCCTAGCAGATAAACGAAATTCATCTTTTATACTGTGATCTTCCTGTTGTAATCTTTTGTTTTGGTCTAGTAACTTGGTCAAATCTTCCGATTTATGTTGAATAGCTCCTGTTCCATCAGCAGAATGAAAATGAAAAGTTTGTCCATCTCCTAATTTTCTACTCATTATTCACTAAGCTCCGATACCCAAACATTGCCAGTTCCACTAGCTAATATAGCTGCCATTTTCATGCCACCATCTATCTTAAATATTTGTGGCTCATTAGCACATAATCTAATAGATGTAGTAACACTTGCTGTTGGGTTTGCTCCAAACTCAATAAATACAGAAGCTGTGTCAGAGGTAACTCTTACATACTCAGTACCAGCATTAGTTGCTGATGTTTGAGCACTTCCTGTACTTACAGTTCTTATATGATTTGCAGTTACTCTGTAACCACCTAGCCAATTTGCCATTTTTATCTCCTAATTACGAATGTTACATATAAGACTTTAGCACCTGAAGATGCTCCATCTGTAATCATTTCAATAGTTCCACCTTCTTCAACTCTATTAGCTGCTGTAGGTTCTGCTGAATCTACAGTTCCTGCTGCTGATCCTGAGTTTGCAACTGTTATAGCACCACCAGTTACAGCAGTACCACCAATTTCAAATGTAATAGCAGCATCTGCTGAAGTTATTGCACCTTGTAGAGCAGTAATAATTTTAATAATTCTGCCACCATCAGGTACAGCTACAAATGTGCTTGATGCTGTTGATATGTCAGCTATTTTAGCTGATATAAAATAATCATTTAATGTTCTCATTAAATTTCTCCATATTAATAACCCTCGTTCCGAAGCGATACTGTTCTTCAAGGCCATTATTAATGTATCTTGGTTACCCTCTATGTGTGTAAACTCGACTGATTACGTTAGTGCTATAGAGGGTAAAGGTGGGTGGGGAAAACATTGGAGTGCAAAACCCCACCCTTTACTAACTATGAGGAAAGTAAAATTTTATTATGATGTTGTGCAGTCAGCAATTTTAGCTGAAGCAGCTTCGTTTTTAGAAACGAGAGTATACTCAACCAATAATTGTTTAACTTCACTATCACCAGTTTTTGCCAAGTCTTGAACTTGGAAAGGTCTTAACATAGCAGTAGACCACATTTCTGTATCTACGATATGTGTAGTTCTTCCTGAACTTCTTAATATCCTATCAGCTACTACTCTAACTTCACCGAAGTCAGAAACATAAACATCAATAGTAGCGACTAAACTTCTATCTTCTGCCATGTCCATACGAGTAGAGTTACCAGTGAAACCTGATACTTTTTGTTTGTTGAATGAACCAACTAACATTAAGTCAGGATTACCACCTTGATCGTAACATGCTTTAAGACTTGTTTTAACTAATGATTCAGTTAGCACTCTTTGAGTACCATCTGTAACTGCACCAGTTGTTCCATGAGTTGAACCACCAGAGCCATGTGCATCGTTAGTGTTACACCATGCTTCGTATCCTCTAAGTCTACGACCTGTGCCTGATGAACCAACAGTTGCAACATTAACACCTGTTAAGTCGAACTCCATATCACGTTTTAGTTCTTTACCAGCTTTAGCTATTTGATAAGCCATCTCTGATGTCATACCAGCTTTAGCAATAACTTCTTGAGTACCAGTAACTACAACAGGTTTTGTTGAAATCTGAGTATAGTTAAGTAGTTTAGAAGTAGCACTTAATGCTCTGCTTGGAAGGTTATCACCCTCCATTACTACGTTAGTAGCTGCTGCTGCTAGTGAGTCTGTTTGCCATTCATGTAATGTTGAAGCTGCTGATCCAGTTCCAATACTAGACATAAATGGAGTGTCTGTTGGTGAGATGTTATAAATAACATTCGCCAAATCTTCCCTTCTATCGCTAGAATCGAAGGTTTCATACGCATCTGTATAAATTGCCATTTTTGATTACCTATTTTAAAAAAGTTTTGTATTAGACTATTTAGTCATAAGGCTTTCAATTAGCTTAGAAGCATCATTGACGTGCCCAGACCTTTTAAGTCTTGCTCTTTGTGCTTTAAGTTTATCACTAGATATTTCACCTTTAGTTGGTGGAGAACCAGGTTTTTGAACTTTAGGTACAACTTTAGTTTTCTTATTAGAAATCTTAGCTGCTAAAAGATTTTCATACAACATGGCTTTATGTAGAACATCTACAGACCTTGCATCAATTAAGCTATTGACCTCCTGTTCGGTAAATCCTTTTTTAACTGCAAAACTTTTTATATTTTGTTTAAGTTTTGGGCCTTTGTCAGGATCAACCCATTCAGGTAGTCTTTGTGCCATAATTTCTTGCTGTCTGCCAAGTTCTTCTTGCCATTTAGCTTCATGCTCTTGTTGTGATTTAAGTTGAAGATTCTTTTGTTCTTCTTCAACCATTCTTTTATTATCCTGAAGTTCCCTATATTGATCTCTTTTCAACATATATTCGGTTGGATCTTCTTCCTTGAGTTTAGTCCAATCAGTAGATGAAAATTCTTTAATTTTTGCATCTGCTTGAGTGTTAAATTGTTCAAGTTGTGATAAATAATGCTGTCTTTCTTGTTGAGTCGCAGCTAATTCTTCATCAGCTTTTTTCCGTTGCTCTGCCAATACTTGACTTTTTCGTGTGTAATCAGCTTGTCTACTGTAACCAGCTTGAAGTTCATCGAGAGTAACCTCAACATCTTTACCATCTACTTTGATGGTGTATGTACTAGGTGTCTGACTTTCTTCTACTTGGTCTTGGTCTACTAAATCTTCAGCAGATAACCCATCAGGATTTTCTGCTTCTGTTTCAACTGATTCGGACTCCATGTCCTGTGCAGAAACTTCTTCTTGTGTTTCTGTTTCTTCTTGGTTTTCTTCGCTTTGCTCCGTAGGAGTGCTCATCATACCTTGAAGTGCTTTTTGTGCCGATGCAACATCTGTTACAGGCACACCACCATGAGTGGATTCTTTCTTAGGGATATCATCTTTTGCCATGATTATTTACCTCCCTTTCTTTCTTCTTCAAGAATCTTTCCATTTTCCATAGTATTTACAAGAACATTTTGAGCTGTTAATACACCTCTTAGAGAATGATATAATGCTTCTCTTTCGTTTGTGTCAGCTATTTCTGTTCTTATCCATTTCTGAAATATATCGTTTTGGATAACTTCATACGATTTTATTAATAAAGGATCTTCAAGTAATGCTTTTGCATTTTGTCCTTCCCTTATCTCCTTCTCTTTATCTACCATTTTCTGCTCCTATTTGGTTGATTCTATCCACTAAATTAGTGGGTATAGTTTTTCTCCCAGCGAGATACCCTCGAATATCATTCGGACTGATTGATGTTTTCAAGTGTAACTCATTTACTGAAATGCGATATTTCAACATTAGTTGTTGTAATTCTGTATTAGTAAGTTTTGATTTTTCTGTTAATTTAACCAATTATTTTTTCTTCTTTTTATTTTTAGGAAAACCAGCTTTCATATTTGCGTATGCTTTAGCTGATATTGTAGAGTTCTTTTTACTTCTACTTGTTCCTGCTTTTTTTCTTTTGTTAATGTTTCTATATAAACTCATTTTCCTACCTTCTTCATTGCTAGTTTATGTGCTTGTGTAAAAGTTTTGCCCTTGTTCATGTGCTTTCTCATTTCTGTCATGTGTTTTGCAGTATGATGTTTTTTATGTCTTGCAAGAGTTGCTTTTTGTAATTTAGTTAACATTTGCCTTTTTTCTTTTTATTTTTTTTTGGTTTTTTATATCCGTACATTATAGTAACCTCAATAAGTCTGTAAATTTATCTGTTGCTAGTATAAAGATAACAATAGCAGTCCAAGCTATATATTTAAACTTAAATACTTCTGTTTTTACATCTTTCATGTCTTTTTCTATATGAGTTAGATGATTAGTCTTGATATCATAGATATCTTTTTTTATAAGTTCTATCTCAAGATTTAATTCGTTATTATCTTTCATTTAGTGGCAACCTCTTTCTTTTAGGATAGGTGTTTAAGGCTATCGCTACTGCTTGTTTTTGTGGTTTGCCTTCTTTTTTTAAAATCTTAATTTTTTTGGAAACTAGTTTATTTCTTTCAATTTTTCCATATCCTGAATGTGTAGGGTATGACATTAGCTTGGGCCTATTCCTACTGGTCTATTTTGGACAGCTTCTAGTGCAAGTTCTTGTTCGTTTAATTCAAGTTGTGATTTTTTAATCTGTAATTCTTGTTGCTTGAGAGCAAGATTAATTGCTGCTTCTTCTTGTTTAAGTTTAAGTTCTTGTGCTTTAAGTTCAGTATCTATTTGTAACTCTTGAGCTTGTAATTGTAGTTTTTGTAATTCTACTTGAGCTTTTTGTTGTGCTACCTTTTCATCTAATGTAGGTTCAGGTGGTGGTTTAGGTGGCATCATAGCTGGGTTAGATATAAATTGATCTGCATTTTTATATCCTGATTGAGCTATAAATTCACTTACTGCATTGTATATATTTTCTGGTGTAACAATAGAACCCATGCCACCATTTTGTACCAGACCTTGTATTATCTGCATAATAGAACCCATAGTTTGAGTTTTACTTTGTTGAGAACCCGATCCTACACCTACATTTACAGTACAATTTAGTTTTTCTTTCCAACGAGATACATCTATTGGTACAAATTTTCCGTTAAGATAAGCCATTTTTTGTCTATCTTCGTATCTTTGTACGAGTGAATAGATGTTTCTAAATAAATCTTTAATACCTGTTTCTGCAAATATACGAGCAATAAGCTCAATTCTTTGCATAGCAGACTCGGTTGCTGCTGAGATTGCACCACTCGTTACATGAGATGTTAATACATCAGGATTTAATCCTTGCGACATCTTAGATACACCTGATCTTTCTTCTCTAATGCCATCTAGGTATTGTACCATTTGAAACGCATAAGGTTGTATTTGTGGTGTAGGTAAAGCTGTAACAGCTCCTGGTGCTCTCATTCTTACAATCCCACCTGGTTTAGATGAAAGTAAATCATCTAATTCTACTTGACCAGCAAGAACTGCATATCTAGCATTGTTAGTTAAATACATATTATCAAGAAGATTTCTCATAATAGTAGATTTAATGAGCTGTATATCTTGCACTGTATCAGCAATACTCATGCCATGGAACTTATGTGGTATTGGTAGTGGACAAATCGTTGAGAAAGGAATTGAGTCAATCTCCTCATTATCCAATATTATATGACCACCTTTAGTAATTTTTCTAAGTTCTGCTATGCCATCGTTATCATAGTCGATGTGCATATAACATTCTTCTAACCAAACTTTTCTTGATGGCCCTTCTCCTTCATCGCCAGGAGATGAATCATCATCGTAACTAAATCGTGCTATTCTTTCCTCATTAAATTCTGCGTTATTTTGTGTATAGCTTGGTAGTTCATCAACTAAAGACTTTGGATATCCTTCTAAAATTAAATCAGATACCGATTTTTTTACTCGATGACACACAAAACTAGCATCTTCAACAGAAGTAGCCCTTCTTGATACTAAAAATTCTTCAGGTGGTACAGATAAAACCCTTACCTGTCCATCGGTTTTAGTTTTTTTAACCTTAACATCGTGTTCAACAATAGCTGGAGATATAAGATTTCCAAAATCATCGACTTGTTGTTTTTGTATTATAACCTCAGTATGCTCTATAACTTCCATATCATCGTTAGCAAGAATAGATTGGTATTCAATTTCAGTTAGATTGGTGTAATTTTCTTTAGATACTTCTGTTTTTTCTTCCCAGAAATGTTTTATAACTCCTGTTTTAGATATTAAAGCATCTTTAAAGGCATCATACAGCACCTTAAAGCCGTTATTTTGCTTGTTAAAGACATAATTAACGTAATCAGTAGCTTGTTGTGCCATCTCAACATCTTCAGGGCCTTGTGGCTCAAATTCTGCTACATTGTTATGCGTGGTAAAAATACGCATTAGACTCGGCATAATATACTCAATCGTATCTCTTACATCAGTGGTTACGATCTCAGACCTACCCTCTATTTCATTACCAAACTTCTCGCCAAGATAATACTTCATGGCATCTTCTCTTTGTTCTGAAAGTTCAGTATTAAAATTACCTGAAGCAGACTCTATCTCATTGCTTAGTTTTGATGCTAATTCATCATCGGTCATCTTTTTAGCCATTTATTTTGTGTACCTCT